CTGTGGAGATAACAGATTGCATCGCATTCCATGCCGTGCTGACGATGGACTGAATTGCACTGCTCACAGTTGAGATAACAGATTGGATTGCATTCCACACGGATTGTGTCACGGACTGGATTGCATTCCAGCCCGCCTCAATCAGTGAACGGATCGCGCTCATCCAGTTAGACAAAATGGATTGTATCGCACCCGTCACGGATGATATGATGGATTGTATCGCGTTCCATACTGCCTGAATCGTGGATTGTACCGCATCCCATCCGGTTTGCATTAGAGATTGGATTGCAGAGATCCACGAAGATAACAGGGATTGAATCGCTGACGTGACGGACTGAATGAGAGATTGTATCGCGTTCCACACTGATTCCGTGATGGATCTGACCGCATCCCAACCGGTCTGAATCAATGATCTAACCGCATCCATCCACGCCGATAGTGTTGACCGGATTGCATTAGTGATTGATTCCAAAAATGACTTGATTGCATTCCAGACCGTTTCTGTTGCTGATTTGATCGCGTTCCATCCTGCTTCTATCAGTTGCTTGATTGCGCTCATCCAGTTATCGAGCATTCTGCGTATCGCGCTGGTGATGTTGTCAAGAAAGCGGTCAATTGCATTCCATATTTTTTCGGTAAAGTCCTGTACTGCTTTCCATCCCGCTTCAATTAGTTTCTCTACCGCATCCATCCAGGACTTGAGCAGTTTTGCAATCGCACTGGTGATCGTGTCAATGAATTTCTCAATCCAACTCCACACCCGCTCGGTGATCCGCTTGATTGCTTCGTGTGCCTCGTCCCAGTCGCCTCGGATGATTGCCAGGATTGCCTTGATTATGTCGGAGATGGTTTCCATTGTGTCGTCAATGATCTTAAAAAGAGTTTTGTAATACTTCTTGACGAACTTTATGATATTCTTGCCATGCTTGTTCCAAATCTTGTCGATTAGTTTCATGATGGCCGTGATGATTTTTGCCATTCCCTTGATTGCCCCGACCACGACTTTTGCAACCGTTTTGATGACCTCAGAAAACGTGACCGCGCTTTCTCCTGATACGCCGAACGAGTCTTTGACCTCGGCCCACACTTCTTGCACTGCGCCTATTAGTTCAGCAAGTACGGGTTGGATTGTGGCCCACGCTTCGGCAAAGGCGGCTTGCAATTCGGCTACAGCCTCACCTATGCCTGCTTCCTTAAAAATGGCCTGTGCTTCTGCCCAAGCGTCTTTGAGTTTTCCCCCAAATTCGATTACTTTGTCAACAAACTCCATTATCTTATCGGTTGTTTCATCACCAAATAATCGTCGTAGGGTAAAGTCAAAACCCTCAAGTAATGCAGATGTATCACCGCCAAATGCCATCTTGATCGCGTTAACAAGTGGCTCAAGGGCATACGTAAATTTGCCCATTACTTCTGTCGCACCTTCTATCATTTGCGGCAATTTCTCACCTAACCATTGCCCTGCTTTCTGTGCCCATTCTATCAGCTTTGGCCCGACCTTCTCCGCAATGTTCGCAATTGGTGCAAGTATCGCTTCCGCTGCTGGTAGAAACGCCTGCCCGATTCCAAGTGCAGCGTTCTCCATCGAGGATTTGATCCGCGCCGTGGAGGCCGCCATCGTGTTGGATTGCTCACCAACCTTTGCCATCGTGACGGCGGCTTGCTCCATAACTGCGGTGTTGAATGCTTCCTCACGGGTGAGACCTTCGGTGGCCTCCATCAGTTCTGTGATCCGTGATCGGACTTGGCCGCTGGAAATACCGAAGGAGTCTAATCTTGGGATCGACTGATTCGCCATCATGAGGGCAAAGTTTTCCATACTTGCTGTGGCATCTTCGCCCATCGCCATGCCGAGTTGTGTTGCAACCTCGGCCAGTTCTGCCGCGCCCTCTGCACTATCGGCGAGCCCCATCGCCAGGAACTTGTTGCCCGCTTCCATCAGGTCAGCGTCGGCCACCATCCCGCGAGTAGCCGCCCGCAACCCTTCCATCGCCGTAGTTGCGTCAGTCCCGATGCTCTCGGCCAATTTCTCAAACGTATTGGCAGTGCCTTGCACTTGACCGGCATCAATCGTCATCTTGACGATCGCGCCACCCAACACGCCTACACCAGCCGCAGCCGCAGCCGCACCAGCACCAACTACAGCAAGGCCTCCCTTGAGCACTTTGCCCAGTCCGGCGGCCCAGCCCTTGGCTTTTCCTGTTGCGCTATCTAGTCCTTTGCCGAACTCGCTATCATCGGCAATCAGTGGCGCTATTAGTTTGGCAACCTCAATCGATACTGCCACGCTTTACCTCTCCGCCGTAGAGTTGATTGAGCCACTTCATCTTTTGTACCAGTTCATCACCTGTCGGCCATCTGCGAGCCGGTGGTCTGAACTTTGGCATAAACTGATCGACTTTGAAAGCAGGTTTGCCCTTCTTTCGGCTCAGGCAGTTTGCAACCGTTGCCGCGATGATGCCAGCACGCAGGTCGGCTCGCTCCTCACCAAAAGGCTCAATAGCAGCATAAGCCATCCACTCCTGCCAGATTCTATGCGGCATTCGCGCCAGCATCGCGTCCGGGTTGGAGTAGCCTAATGCAAGCGCGAGACGATAGGCAAAGCGCCGCTCGTCAGTCAGTTTTTTTCCGGTTCGCCTTCTTCGTCGGGTGACAAGTCGGACAACTCCATTACCTTGGCGATGATCTGTTGCACCGGATTGATCGACTTGGCGGACAGCTGGTTTACATCGTCAAGGCTAAAAACGGAACTGAGACTTTCATCCACTACACACCAGGCTATCATCTGTGGCACGTATTCGCCAAGTTTCGCCAGGCCAACCTCGACCTCGCCACCACCTTGCTCGGCCATTCCAAAGCCGATTTTTGCTACCTCGGTTGCCGAAAGCTCGCGCACCAGCACCTTGCCGCCCCACTCGGGAACGTCTACTTCGTCGGTTCGGATACCCTGAGTACTCAGAATATCGTCACGGGACAGATACTTACCCATAGCCATTTGCTCCTTGTTGTCTCGCTATTACGTAATGTTGAAGGTTGGAACCCCGGTGACCTTCACGGTCACGTCTGCGGTCAACTCGCCTTCGAGTGCTGCACTTGGCGAGAATCCAGTCAGGAACCCGTCGAACGTCCAGTAGTACGTCCCCGTGCAGGTGTTGAGCGTCCATTTCCAGGCTGCCATCGTGCAACCATCGTTTACGAAGTTCCCGATCAAACCAGTGCCCGAGCCCTGCTGATGGTCCGCGTCCGTTGGATCCCAGCCAAGCGCAAAACTCATATCTCCACCGTCAGTCAATCCAGGTAGAAACTCCCGGTAGCCGCCGGTCGAATCCTGTGTCGAAACGTCCACAGTGCCACGGGAGATGCTCGGCCCCGAGGCGTCCTTAACCTGGCCGACGGCTGACCACGCCGTACCGCCTGCCGGATCCCACTGTAGTACACTTCCAAAACTTGGATGGTGTGTCATTTGTCAACCTCCGGTTTCTTTCGTGATCTCTTCACTTTTTTCTCCTCGCAACCATCGCAAGGCTCATCGTCTTTCAGCCTTGCTTCCGCCTTTCTCGTCCAACCTGGCGGGCGTTGGCTTGCTTCCAACTCTGCCAGCGCCGCTAACTTCTCCGCTGCGCTCATTACTTTTCCCATAGCTATGCTGAATCCCTCCCCGACAAATCCAGCGTACTGAATCGCCAGTTTGTCTTCTGGTATGTGACACCTGCACAGGTCCGCAAGTGTCTCGGAATTGTACCCGTCTACAGCGTGAATCTCGATTGACAGATATTCTACCCGGTCCAGGATGCCATCGTGAGCGAATAGTATCTCGTGCTCCGAACCCTCGCAATCCATCTTGAGCAATTTGCACTGCTTGATGTTGTGAGCCTTAAATAGTTCAAGCAACGTGATAGATTCTGCTACTTGCTGGATTTCCTGCACTGTGTTGAACTCGGACAACACGAGGTTACCACCCGCTTTACCCAACAGTGTCACAGGTTTTCCGTCGCCTGTGATCGCTTTGTTGACGACAGTCACCCGGTCGGCTACATCGTTCGCGTCAATGTTGAACTGTAACCGTGCCACGTTCTCAGGGACCGGCTCAACTGCAATCACGCGGATACCCGGCCATTTCTTCGCAAGGTAGATACTCACCACACCCATGTAAGCGCCAACGTCGATTGCAACGTCACCCGGCGAGAACTTGATCCGGTCAAGGTGATACGTGGCCGTGATCTCCTGTGCTACACTGGCAACTCCAGTATCGCCGTTGATTTCCATTTCCACGCCGTCAGCATAGAGGCAATGGTCTTTGATACCTAGCTTTTCTCTTGCGCTCATCACTCTAGCCAATGATACCCTCCATTGCCTGCCATAAGAGTTCTGATCCTCTGTTCACGTCGTCCGGCCTGTGTTTCATCCACCATAGACAGCCAATGTCGCCATCGAGTACCAACTCGCAACCCGCCGCGCTTGCCTCTACTACGACGCGCCCGTATGGTTCCGTCCACACCGGCATAAAAATCAACCGCTTTGCCCTGCCAAGAATCCCAGGC